CTCCTCCAACGGTTGCCCAGAGGCTATTGAACTCCCCTGATCTCTCGGGCTCATCACCGTCATCTTCTTGACAGAGATGATAGTATTCATGAAAGACTGTAGATCCATCTGTTTCAGTACCAGGCCGCCCGCCAGTGCCAGCTCACGGCTGGTGAAATGATCACGAATAAAGTGCACCAGGCGGTCAGACGGCTCACTGCGCTGATTGTGCACCGCAATGGCTATGATCCTGGCCACCCGCATCCCATTGTCGGCTATCAGCTGGTAATTACCCTCCAGCAGATTGTCTTTGTCGATAGTGGGCGCCCCCATTTCGAGCAGCAGGCGGGAGATCCGCACCAGGTTGCCCAGGGTGATGGGCCGGATCGGAAGACACCGTTTTGTTGGCGCCAGCATACATTTTTGCAGCACTCTGTGTACCATATGTCGTGGATGAACACCCACCTCCAGGATCACTGGCTCCTGCAGCAGGGTTTTCCCAACGTTGTGCAGCAGATCTTTTTCGGAATTGTTCATACTTATACAAAAAGGGCCCTGTTACGGGCCCGGTGAATAGAACAGGTTAGATGGTTATTGAGGGTACACAATGGTATAGGCCGGCGTATTGGCTTTTGTAGGCGTCAGGATATCCACGGTCACATCCACCTGGGCGAGTTTGTCACCCGTGAAGGACCAGCTAAATTTCGCCTTTACGCTCCCCCGACAGATGGTGAGGATGTTGCCCTTTTTATCCGTCACCCGGACCGTCTTCTCAATTGTTGGAACGGTGGCAGGCGGCGAATAGCTTTCAGGGACAACGGGAGGACCCGCAGCGTATGGTGTGTAAGTACCGCCAAAGAACTTTACCAGCGTGGGTCCCTGCACATCATAGCAGGAGAAGGCCAAGGTAGTCTTTCCTTTCGTAGACTGCACCGTTTCGACAGGATCATCCTGCTCCTCGATATTAAAGTCAGTGGTAGTACCATCCGCTGTGGTGAGCTGGGCAGAGCCCTTTACAGTATTTCCCAGGGCCGTAAAGGCATTACCGGGACCACCGTCGCCAGCAACGGCAGCAAATTCGATTGAAACCAGGCCAAGGCCGTATTTCGTTGACATGAGAAATTATTTTTAAGTGAGCGAATAAAAATTTAAACGTATGTTGTAGTACCAGCTCGCGGTTATTTCATCCCGGATAAGTACCGATTGTTGTACATCGAAATTGTAGTCCTCTCCCCATTGATCTCTGAGTGCTGATATAGCCAGATCCGTAAGCGTTTTCAGGCGAGCCCCATCCGGCTGAGAATTGTCCTGGGCGCCATTTAAGTTTTGCGTCTTATTCGGCACAAAGACATTGACCATTGCCACCGCCTGCGATAGATCCAGGTTCACAATTGGGAGGGAGCTGATGACTACATCCTCCTTGCTGCTATTCACAGGACGTATATGTTTATAGATGGCGCCCGTGATGGTATCCCTAACAGGAGAGCCGGTCAGTGTCTGCCAAATAATGTCTACCAGGTCGAGTGTTGTCCTCATTTCATTTGGGCAATTTTGGATTGTAACTCTTCGAAGCCTTTCTTCAGGTCGGCGGCTGCCTGAATACTGGAGGCAGTGATCACGTCCCGACCAGGTCCATCCACTACATAGGTGCCACCTTCATAACCAGCCCGGTAATTGCCCGCTTCCACCGCTGCGGCATAGTCCATGCCAGCCACGCCAATTAAGATCAGGCCTTTGGGGTACTTTGCCGTCAGCTCTTTGGCGATCTCGTCAATTGCCTCCTGTCCCTTCTCTACACCGATACCAGCATTCTTCGCCTTTTGGTCAACGGCTGGGAAAACCTTCCAGTTTGCCGCAATCTGTACCCCGTCTTTCATGATCACGTAACCTACAGAGCTACGGAGGTTGCCCGTTCGATCCTTATAGGCTCCGTTGTTGCGGGCATTCGTGACGAACTTCTCACCCACGAATTGGAGCCGGGAGATAGCGGCCATTTCGATCTTGTCCATCCTGGTCTTAATAATCTCTCTAAGCTGCTCTCGCGTGAACTTCGGTGTGATGCTCAAAGCCATGCCCGTGCGTTTAGCTGTCCTCGATTGAACCGTTTAATGGTCCCTTTTGCAAGGAATTCCAGATCCTGGTTCGTTATCTCCGCCTTCGTTCCCGCACCAATCGTTCCAGCTGGCAGGGGCATGTAGATGACGAAATCATAGTAGATCTTATCACCATCGCTGCCCACCAGGTACCGGCCACTACTTGATGGTTCGGCTCGGCATGCTCGTTCGCTCACGGTGACCGCGCCCTGCATCCAATTCCCGTTCCCATCCTGCACGGAGTCACTGATGGAGGTCAGCGTCAGCGTATGAGGATACTGGGATATCGGATAGGTAGACGTCGGGTCCTGCGCGATCTGTTTTGGTAGCGGAGTAACGGTGTACCGTTCGTTCAGGATGAACTTGGAGCCGTTTATGAGCTTGAATCCACCGGAAGGAAGATTTTGGTACTCTATAGCTTCAGCCAGGGGAAACCCGGACCTGGCCACATCAATATCGTAACCCGAGAACTGAGAAAGGTTGATTTGGGTAAGATCAACCATGTCAGGCGTGATAATGATGGTAACCTGCCTTACCATGGACTGGCCCCCCTTACCTTCGGCATCTGTGCATCAGTGATGGCCCTAACATTGTTACGCTGGGCCAGGAAGAGCACCCGCTTTTGGACAGCTGCACGGTCAAAGCGTATTGAATAGCCGCCTTCTGATATATCCGGGGTTGACAGCAGGCCATTCAGCACATCGATAGCACATAGCTCGACGGCTTGCTGATCTGCTGCCGAATAAGCGTCCGTCCCGGTCAGCCCCCGGTTGATCAGGGAGAGCTCCAGGGAACCGTCCGGAACGGACGCTTGACAGGTGGCTATAAGAGCTTCTTTCTTAGTCACTCAAAGAACTTTTAATGGTTCACCGTCAGGATATAGATCTGATCGATGGCGTCGAACGACGGGAAGGCGTTCAGCTCTACAGCTGTGAACTCCATCCAGGGATCGTTGTTCGCCCACTTGCTGATCAGGGCATTGTTGTACTTCGCGTACGACAGCTGCGGTACGGGCTTCATTTCCTCGATCGCCATGGCCAGTTTGATCTCGCCGAGCTTGCCGGCAGGGATGAACACAGCCGACGCATCGATAAAGGGCTGCTGAATATTGATCTTGCCGTCCTTCTCAATACCGATCTTGTTCTGGCTGACGATCTGGATGGTGGGATACAGGTTGCTGGCCAGGAAATCATTCACCTGGGCAAGCGTCGGGGTGATAGTGCCCTTTGCTACGCGCTGGAACCCGTTCAGGCTGTCGATCACCTCCTTGGACTTGATGAAGTTCAACCAGGTGACGCGCGTCATTAGGATCTTGTCGAAGACAATCCCCCTGTTGGCAGCATCTTCCACGACAGCAGCGATATCCGTTATCGGCTTCGTAGTGGTCTTATCGGCCGCATCCCATGTTACGCTGGAATTTTGCCGGTTACTGTCGCTCAGGAGCAGGTCGATATCAGAGGATGCTACCAGTGCATCCGGGTTGTTGGTAACTGAGATGCTGATCTTTCCTGTGGAAAGACCTTGCATGAACATGAAGTCGAGCCTTTTCATGGCCGAATTGCCGACGAGCTGAACATCGCCAAAGAGAAGATCCAGGAGCTGCTTTTTCTTCACCTCATCGGATACCTGCATTTGCTGGACAGTCAGGTAATTGCGGAAAGAGGTTTCGTCCATCGCAATTTTCTCTTTGATGGCCGGTACCTGCCCGCTCAATTTGTCCAGCGCTTGCCGGCTACGCAGGGGCGCGGGAGAGCTCCTGTCGGCGATGGAGGCGGCTGCCTCAATGCGGCTTCTCCCAATCGCACTCTCGAAAGTGAGATTAGGCGAGGGTGTGCCCCAGTCCATAAAGCTGGTGAAGTTAACAGGGGCAAACGTATCCAGGCTTCGATCAATGACCAGTTGGAGACGCTCCGCATAAACCCCGAAAATAGATTTAATGGTTGCCATAGTAATTCCTCCTTATTCGGGGTTTTAGTAAGATTGTGAATAAATGATGTTGGGAATGGCGGCCTTTATAGATCCATGGGTGCCAGGAATGCGGCGCTCATACACTGTACCGCGGATGGTTATAGTCACCTCTTTGTTCGTCTCCACGTAGACATCTGCGTAAAGCAGACCACGGGGGGTAACAATGAATGCGCCAGCTGTGGCACCGGTTGCGGATGACTGGAAGATAACGGCGCCCGCAAGAACCGCCCCCAAGGTTGTCCCAAAGGAGATCTTATCTTTTGCAGGGTCGCTTGTGTCGATTGCCGTGATGGCGTATGCCTTCCCCCCGATGGCAGGAGAGTAAATTTCGCCAACAGCAAGATTATGGTCTTTTTTGACATAGTAGTCAAGGTCGGCGGCGCCAGCATCCTGAGCCATCGTCGCCTGTTTGATCACCCGGGCGAGTCGGGTGGCTTCATTGTAACCGAAGGGCGAACCGCCTGGGATCAGCTGACCGTCGACCAGGCCGGTTTTATCGAGGGTAAAGCCTCCCTGCGCGTTCTCGTGGACGCGCTGCCAGATAGGTATAGGTGCACTGGCTGAGACTTTCTTAGGTCCAATCATAGTGAAAAAATTTTGATGTTAAGTGGTTGCTCCCGCCGCTGCCTGCGGCTTTCCGCCTTTCGCCCATCCCTCAATGTCGGCGTCTACAGCTTTGGCCCCCCCTTTCTGCTCAGCTGGCCCCCCGCCAGTTGGCGTTGACGTGCTGGTGAATCCTTGGTTAGCCAATTCCTGTTTCAGCTCGTTGAAATTTGTCTCGATGTCAGTTACAACCGAGTCCAGATCCTCAGCTTTTTCGATAACACGGCCTTTGGCCATGTGTAAAGGGATCTTCTTCTCGGAGAGCTTTGCATGCAGCTGATCTGTCAGGGTCTTTTGTGTGTCTTTATGGACAACGGTCTGGACCAATTTGGTTAGATCAGCTATTTGTTTAGCGAGGGCAGCATTACCGTCCTTAGCCGGCTCCTCATCAGAATCGGTGTCATTGTCCCCGGTGGGCTCTTTCTTGGTTTTGGCCTTCTTGAGCGCCTCGGTTACCCTGGCATCGCCATCCTGCTGGAGGATATGAGCAAATTCGGTGATAGTGATGGGCAGATTGTCCAGTCCGGCGATAGCCCCCTGGATCTGCGATTCTTCCGTTGCTGTTGTAGCCAACTTGTCGGCCACCAGCCCCAAAATTTTCTTTGGCACCCCTGGATATTTGGTAATAAGTTGTGCCAGAATCTTGTCGCGCATGTCGTGTCGGGATTGTGATAAAATGTTTCGAAGCATGAAATTAGAAGGCTGCATCAAACCCATCCGGGCTATATTTGCAACATCTTCAATTGTTTCACTTATGCTGGTAAGAAAGGGGCCGTTTAACGAGGAGGAGCTCGTCGAGGCATGCAGAACTTACCTGCCGTGGCGCGGCAGGAAGGAAGATTCTATCTGCGAAGTACCTTACCGGGATGGTGACCTGGGAGGAAAAGTATTCTTCGTGGTGTTCACCTGGCTGGCAGAGCAGTGGGTGTTCACAGAAATATTATCGTCAAAAGCTGGCTAGTCTTGATACTTGCCGATTGCTTGGACATATCTTGTAGTCCCAGGCCTGATGATGTTTCCATCTTTATCCATTACGTCAGGGATGAAATATGCAGAGGGATTGCCGATAGGCTGCAAACCTTCATTCAGTCTTTTTTGGACAAACTGGTTCAATTCACCCAAGCTTGGCGTATCAATAAGTTCGTAAGAAAGTATCTTGCTCATAATTAACTATTTATATTAGAATTTAGAATGCAATTGCTCGAAATAAGATGCTCACAACAGGTCAACTTTAGGTCAAATCAGCCAAAATTTCTATCAATGTGAGAATTTTTCCGCATATTTGTTCGAAACATTTTACGAAACGCGAAAGTTTTTCGTTCAATAAAAAGACCAGATGGGATTCCGCCCCACCTGGTCGTTTGAACTTCCGGCAACAAGGGCCGGGGAAATGACCTTTAGAAGGTCATCAATTGGACTTAGCGGTCCGAATTTTCTGAATGCTATGAATCAGACCAGCTTAGATGTTGTTGCTGCATCTCGTGCAGCGGAAGGCGAATACGCCTCCTCCCTTCTTGTATACCCTTTTCCCATTCCTGGTGATCCAGGGGGTATACACTATGCCGTCTGTGCAACGGCAAGGAGGTTCAGGGTTAGATTTTGCTTTTGACATTGCGCAAAAAATCATACTAACCGATTTTTGATCAGCACTTTAAGGTCGCTGCTCTTAACCCGCTTGTGATAATACACAAACTAAAAGCCCGGTTTGCAACCCGGGCTTTATTCATTTAGTACCTTGCTAGTTCCTTTCTGTTTTCACTAATTTAACCACATGAATCAGGGGATCAGCTAGTACTGCAATCTTGGCAATGTCGTTGCAAATATATAGAATCCTTGTGATTTGTCGCACCGTATTTTTACGGTCGGCAAATCCTTCGGAAACTACTCGATAATCAGTGTGAGAAAATAATCTTTGGTTGGAAGGACGTGGCACCTTATCTTGTGCGTGAAATCAATCGCCTTGACCAAAGGTCATTAAGCCCTCAGTTAGCAGCTGGGGGTTTCTCGTGTAAAAGAGCTATGGTGCAAGATACCGTCTTTTCATTATCTCATCAAAGAAAAATTCCAAATTTGACAGGGGAAATACTAATTTTTTTTTAGCAGTTATACACCTATATTTGCGGCCCTTCAAAAAAGCGTGACGTGTATGCGTAATTATCCGCAATCCAGTAGGGAGTAGACTTCCAGCCCGAAATTCGCTTCGCATTCTTCTCCAGAAAATCAGTAAATCCCTTCGGTACTTCCTCTATCTGGTTGACACCACCACCAAGGAAACTACCTATACCCAGTATCTGGTCCTCGTACCTACTATACTCTGCATCTGTAAGCATCCTTGGTGTCTGGTAGCATATGCATTGTGGGTGCCAGCCGGTAAAGACGAAGTCCTTGGGGTAAGCTCCCCTCAACTCGTCGCACATATCGTACTTCGGATGGTTGGCGGACGTATGGATATCAATACCCACGACAAAAGGTAGCTGTCCCCACCGGGTGCTGTCAGACCTACGGTATGCGATATTTGTCTCAGTACCGGTCAGCCGTAGGGCATTCTTGTAGCTGGATCTATATACTCCCTGGCCAGGGTGGAAGTTTCGAGCGGGCCTGGATAGCCGGAGCTTGCCTTCTGCATCCCGCACCCTGCGGAAGAGCTTATCCGGGTATTTGAGGAAAGACTTCATTTCTGTGGCCATTGTCGAGGCACTGTCCCCATCTGCGATGCCAAGTAGCAGTCCCCGCTCCAGCTCTGGACCGAAAAGATCAAGCGTGTTGTAGACTCGCTGAGAAAGGTTCAGCCCCCGCTCCTTCCGCTCGATGAACTGCTTCAACCCATCCGCGTTAGGGTCGTAAAGGATCTGCTTTGCTGTTTCCGTTGGCTTCCTTCCTGCCAGGCGACGGTCGACAAGGATATCGTTCTTTTCGTTGGCCAGCGACCAGCCGGTCTCGATTCCGTTGACAACAGTGGAATAGATACTGGCGTGCATGTCCTGGATAACCTTATCGATCCGGTTTTTTAAGGCGGGGTAATCCGTGAGGGCAATTGTCTGGCCGTTATATGGCAGTGTAGCTGCGATCAGCACCAGCTGGTTGATGGCACCTTCGTATATCGCGCGGATCCGCCGATTGAAGCTGGCAATGTTGCGCAAGTGGCGGGCCTCATACTGCTGGTCGAGTGTTGGCATTGGCGTGGTTGATGAGGTCCGTGTAATGGTTGACGATTGTCTTTGCCTTGTACAGCTCGACGTATGCGGAAATGGGAGCCCGATTGTCAGGATAGACCCGTGTCATCACGCCATTGAAAGGAAAGTCAACTGCGATCCCTTCACCCGTAGCCAGCAGGATCGCAGCCTCACAGGCCTGCTCGTAGCTGCATCCGACGCCTGGCTCCCAGTATCGAGCGGTGGCTGGCAAGAAAGGATTATCTGCGAGGAGACAGAACGGGTACACGGTTGCCCCGATTGAGTGATGCCAAATATCACCAGTCCTGACCATCTCTGCGAGGTCTTCCTTGGTGGGACGCCATCTACTGAGGACGCATTCCAGGCCTTGTTCGTTCGTGTATCGGTGGATCGGTAGGCCATAGCACTGTTCGTCGGTCATACCATCAGGTTTGCCCAAGATGGCATTGCGTTCGGGGAAGTCAGCTGCGAGCATAGTGGAGAGTTTTGGGTGATTTAATTGGTTCCGGGAGGTGGCTGGTTCAAGACGGAGGTCTGGGCCTCGTCCTTAATCTTCGCTAGTTCAGTTTCAGGATCCTGGACATATGGATTCATCTTTATCGCTGTTTCCTGGCTCATGGTCGGCTGGCCACCGGTGGCGGTTGACAGGTTCGTGACGATCTCCTGGTCGTTCTTGGGCAGGTAATACTCATAAAGAGGCTTGATAGACAAGGTTGCTGCCTTTTCTAGTTTCGGGCTGAGCTTGATAAGAGCAGTTTTTAGGTAGTTGATCCGGCGTTGGACGATCTCGCCATGCGTCTGCTCATTCCTGGCAGCCTTCATATGCGGCTTCATGAAGAAGAACTTCAGAGCCGTGCCGCTGGCTACAGCACCCAGTCCTTTCATGGTATCGAACCCAATGTCCGGGGTATCGGTCTGGTCGTTAATGAGTGACTTCAGGTTTTCATACTCCAGCTTCAGCGATTCCGGGGCCTGAGGCCACGCAAGCGAAGAAACATCCCCGCCGGGTTCAATTTCCATCACTTTCCCGTCTTCTCCTTTTTTGGAGAAGGAGACGATCTTGCCTTTGACAATGATCATCGGGCTCCCGAAGTAATCGTTGCTGTCACCGTGTTTGCTGATGACGAGCTCCCGGCGATCAATTGCCCGCTGAGAAGGCCACCATTCGGGCCTGGCCTGCCAATAATACATCACTCCTATTTTGCCGGCAGGTACCGCCTCTTCTGTGGCCACCCAGGTATTCGCCTGATTCACGCCCAAGTACGTCTTCGCCTCCGTGTAAATATCGAAGTGCTCCTCTAGCTTATCTCCTACTTTCAACTTGTACCCTCTGCCAAAAGCCACCATATCCCCGTATTTATTGAATACCGGGCAAAGGGTATCACCCTTCGAATAGGCGAGGATCTTCATGCGAAAGCGAGCCCTGGCGCCCTCCATTGGCGTTCCGGCCCAGTAATCCGGACTGCAGGGTACGCTATACCAAATCTCAGCACACTCCGTCTCTGACATCATCAGCCTTGCCAGCTCCTGGTTGGCATAATCCAGTTTGTTATCGTCCCAGGTTTTCTGTAGGACCTGCAGAAGATCCTTTTCCACCTGCTCCTTCGGGTTAGCGGAAAGTCGTATAGGCTTGCCACAAAGAAAGGCTACGGCGGAATTGACGATTCGCTGCTGGTCGTTGATGCTCACCTTCGTGACAATCACCTGTGATGTGCCCTCATCTGTCGTCACCGTCTTGTCGGGGCGGGTGACAATTTCGTGCTGCTCGCTGTCGTACTGTTTGGCATACAAGGTATGATCGATCTCCGGCGTTTGCTTGACGATCGCATCCATCAGCTTTTTATAATCCGGTAGAAGGGTGGTTATTTCTTCGATTTCCATAGTTGAAAGTATTTGTGGCCTTACAGCCGGTTAATAGTGTTGATGAAAAGGCCGGAGTCGTCAGGCAGACCCATCCAGCTGGCCTTGAACTTCTTGAGCGCCGCACTGATCTGCGTCTCGAAAAGGCCATGAATGCGTTCATCGATACGATCCAGATCCTCGTCGCTCAGCGTGCGAACCCCGGCAACAGAAATTTCCTGATAACCCGCCTCAAAAAAGGTGATGGTCGCATGAATAAAGTAACGGGAGGGCTCCTGGATCAGCTCCGTGGGTGCAGGAAGTGGGGGCAGCGTCAGTAACATTGGGGCTTCTGCGGGTTGTTCAGGTTGGAAACCGACTGGAGAATTGAGGTGCTGCGTATCCGTCTGCTCTTTCACCATTTCTGGCCACGTCGGACCTTTGGACTGCTGCCGCTTGCTCCCTGGCAGTGGTGGCGTAAGCAATTTGACTTCCACCTCGGATTT